GCGTTCGACGGCATCCGCCACGCGGCGATCGTGGACAACACCGCGAACCTCCTCGACGCCGCCGGTGCGCTCGCGTTCACCGACCTGCGCGACGTTCGCGGTCTGCTCCTCGACCCGACCCGCCTGACCGACTGGGGTCACCCGACCGACATGAACGACCTGGTCTACGTCGCGGACCCGCAGACGGCGGACCACATCGCGACGTTCGACGAGGTCATCACCGCTCGCCAGTACGGCGCGGGCATCAACGCCGACCTCCTCAACGGCGAAGTCGGTCGCATCATCGGGCACCCGGTGGTCGCGTCGATGGCGGTGTCGAAGACCGAAGCCGACGGCAAGGTGAGCACCACCGGCGCGAACAACACCAAGGGGCAGGTCGTGGTGTTCAACCGCCGCGGCTTCAAGGCGGGCTGGCGCCGGCGCGTGCGCGTCGAGGTCGAGCGCATCCCGGCGACCGACCAGACCCGCATCGTCTACAGCATGCGCATGGGCTTCGGTCGCTTCACCCCGACGGGTGCGGCCTCCGGCATCGAGTGCGCGGCGGTTATCTACAACATCGCCCTCTAGAGGCTCTAGGAGGCCCTAGGAGCGACGATATCGTCGCCCTAGGGTCTCCGCATAGGGAGGCAATATGCCGACGATTACACGAGATATGAGCAAGGGGCAGCTCGTCGCCCTCGCGTTCGGACAGGATGCGGTCGCCGCGTCGCAGACCGACGTCCAGCTCCCGGTCGCGATGGCCGAGGCGTCGATGGTCGTCACCGGCTACGTCGCGCCGTGGGCCGGTCGCGTGGTCGCCGTCGCCGCGTCGCTGTCGGCTGCCGCGACGGCGGGCACGCTCACCGTCGGCGCGACGTTCGGCGGGACCGAAGACGCGGATACGACGATGACGATCGCGACCGAGACCGAGAAGTCGGTTCGGGTCCTCCGCACCGCTGCCGAGTTCGCGGCGGGTGCGGTGATCGGCTGCGAGATCACGTCGAGCGCGACCTGGGACGGCACGACCGCCGACCTCGCCGCGCAGGTCTACGTCGTCTACGACGTGGAAGGCATCTAGTGCAGATCACCGGCGGTGCGCCCGGATCGGGTGGCGCCGCCGGCGCGATCTTCATGACCAGGGAGATCCGATGCAGTACCGCGTGAACCACCGATACAAGTCGCCGGGCATCTCCCTCGAGGCGGGCACCGTTGTCGATCTCGACGAGGAGACGGCGGCGTTCCTCGAGCGCGACTCGCCCGGGGTCCTCTCGCCGGTGGTCGCTGCGCGGGACGTTGCCGAGCCGATGCAGACGCGACAGGTGACGGCTCCGACCGGTCGCCGGTCGCGGACGACCACGGGAGGCTAGCCGATGGCGGACTACGCGACGCTCGCCCAGGTGAAGGCCCGGCTCTCGCGGACGGACGATCGCGACGACGCGACGATCACCGCGCTGATCACCGCCGCCTCTCGCATGGTCGAAGAGATGACGAACCGGCGATACGACCAGACCACGGAGACGCGCTACTTCACGCCGTCCGGGACGTACTGGACATGGATCGACGACCTCGTCTCGGTGACGAGTGTCGCGACCGACATCGACGGCAACCGCACCTATACCGAGGTGTGGACGGCGAACGACTACGAGCTCGAGCCGGTGAACGCCGCCGGGCGGAGCTGGCCATACACGACGCTCGCGATCACTCCGCAGGGGACGCGCTCGTTCCCGGTGCTTCGGCGCGGGGTCCGCATCGCGGGGGTCTGGGGCTGGCCCGCTGTCCCGCAGCCGGTGACCGAGGCGACGATCCTCATGGTCATCCGGCTGTTCAAGCGCACCGACGCGCCGTTCGGGATCGTTGGCTCGACAGACCTCGGCAACGTCGCGACGCTCCCGCGCGTCGATCCCGACATCGCCGCGATGCTTGCGCCCTACCGGCGCATGATCCTGGAGCCGATCTAGTGGCGGGGGAGTTCGAGGTCCGGATCGAGATCGAGGGACTCGACAAGCTCAAGAGCAAGCTGAAGAGCAAGACCGCCGCCGGTCCGGCTCGACGATTCCTTACCCGGTCCGGGAAAGAAATCATCAAGGAAGCGAAGCCGCTCACGCCGGTCAACTTCGGGACGCTCCGCCGGAGCATCGACAAAGAAGTCGCGACGACGACACCGGTCCCGACCTACGTCAAGGTCGGCACGAACGTCGAGTATGCGCCGTTCGTCGAGTTCGGTCGCGGTCCGGGGAAGCTTCCGCCCAAAGACGCTATCGAAAAGTGGTATCGGCGCAAGAGTAAAGCAAAGAAGACCGACGACGTGTCGGCTGCGGTGACGGCGATCCGGTGGAAGATCGCGAAGAAGGGAACGGAAGAGCAGCCGTTCCTCCGCGACGGCTTCAAAGCGGCGGTACCGGCTATCCAGCAGCACGTCTACACGTTCGCGGACGAGCTCGAGGAGGCCTACAAGCGTGGCAGTTCCTGACATCATCCGCGAGGTCGTCGCGACGGTCCGCTCCCTCCCACTCCTCGGCACCGCCTACGACGCGCCGGTCGATCAGGTCTACGGACCGTGGCCCGCGATCGTCGCCTACCCGGAGGGCGGCACCGTCCGCCTCGCTACCACGCACACGGCGCACGCTCGCCCGGGGACGTGGGGCGTCCACACGATTAGCATCCGGATCCACTGGCCCCGCAAGGACCTCGAGTTCGACACCGAGCGCATCCTCGGGTTCGCCGACGCGATCCCGGCAGCCTTGATGGCGAGCTTCATCCGCGACCGCTTCGGCGGCACGGTCGTCGCCCTGGGCGATGCGCGGTCGCCCGGAGCGTCGGGGGCGATCCGTTACGAGTTCGGCGACGGGAACTACGGCGGCGTCGATACGCTCGCGTTCGGGTTCTCGTTCGACGTGACCACCGAGTACGCGGTGGAGGAGGCTATCCCATGATCGAGCCCACGACCCACGAGTGGCGGGGCGTGCTCCGCTACAGCTGTCCGCTCTGCGCGTTCGACACGGGCGACCAGGAGACCGCCCGCGACCACATCCTGTGGCGTCACCGTCTCGAGACGAAGCCCGCGCCGGTCGTCGCCGACCCCGCGCCGGCGAAGGCGAAGCGCAAGCCGGAGCCCGAGCCCGTCGTCGAGGAACCGTCCTTCGGTGAGCGCATCGCCGCGCTCGAGACAGGAGAGTAAGACATGCCGCGCGTCACCCTCACCCGCACGAACAGCCCGGGACCGAACCCGTCCGCCGGGGTCGCCGTCACGATGACGGCGGCGGACACGAGCAACTTCGAGCAGTTCGCGCTGACCGGTCGCGAGGTCCTCATCGTTCAGAACACCGGCGCGAGCTCCTACACCTACACGATCACGTCGGTCGCCGACCCCTACGGGCGGACCGGCGACATCACGACCCAGTCGATCGCCGCCGGGGCGATCCACACCCTCGGCCCCTTCGGGCTCGCCGGATGGCAGCAGACCGACGGACGGCTTTATCTGCAAGCGTCGAACACCGCGGTGAAGTTCGGGGTGATTGCACTCCCGTAATAGACTGAAAGAGCGGGGCGTCCCGCTCAGGAGGAAAACGACATGCCCAGTGGTGCTCTTTCGTCCTTCGGGACGCTGCTCAAGATCGGCAACGGCGGCTCGCCGACCGAGACGTTCACGACGATCGCCGAGGTCCGGGACATCTCCGGCTTCGCGTTCGCCCTCGCGACCGAGGACGTGACGAATCACGACTCCGCCGGGTGGCGCGAGCACATCCCGACGATCATCGAGGCGGGCGAGGTCACGTTCGACATCAACTTCAAGGGCGACGCGACCCAGGGGTTCGGCTCCGGATCGCTCTACGACGACATGGTCGACAAGACGAAGCGGAACTTCCAGCTCGTGCTCCCGACCGGCGTCGGCTCGGCGAATGACACCGCAGCGTTCGCCGCCTACGTCACCGGGTTCGAGCTCTCGGCTCCGGTCGAGGGCGTGCTGTCCGCTGCGCTCACTCTGCAGGTAACCGGCGCGGTGACCTGGGCCTAGTTCACGTTCGCCGGTCGGTGACCAGCGAGAGGAGTAACCCGTGACGCTACTCACGCGTGAGGCTATTTTCGCCACCCGCCGCTCGAAGACGAAGGCCGTCGCCGTCCCGGAGTGGGGCGGCGACGTGTTGGTCCGACCGTTGACGGCGGGCGAGGTGCAGGGGATGTCGGAAGTGTTCGCTTCCGGCGACCGTGACCTCTCGCAGAACATCGAGGCGGCGTTCCGCCTGGTGGCAGCGGCGACGGTGACCGAAGACGGGGCCGCGCTGTTCGCGGGACCGGACGATCTCCGGGGGCTCGAGGTCGGACCGATCGTCCGGCTGGCGACGGCGGTCGCCGAGGTGAGCGGCATCACCGGGGGCGACGACGCGGGAAAATAAGGGACCGGCCCGACCGCCGGTTTCAGTTCCGCCTCGCTCTCGCCCTCGGGATGCCGGTAGAGGAGATGCTCGACCGGATGACGTGGCGAGAGTACCTCGAGTGGGGCGAGTACTACGGTCTCGAGCCGTGGGGTGAGGAGCGCGGTGATCTGCGCTCCGGCATCGTCGCGTCGGTGATCGCGAACGTGAACCGCGACGCGAAGAAGCAGCCGCAGGCGTTCGAGCCGGCAGACTTCATGCCGTATTACGAGAAGCCGAAGCCGACCCCCGAGCAGCTCGCTCACAAGATCCGCGCCGCGCTCGGAGGGTACCGCTAATGGCGACCGTTATCTCGACGATGGGCGTCAAGATGGACCTCGACGCGTCGGGGTTCAACACGAAGATGGACGATGTCGGGCGAAAGCTCGACGCCGTCGGGACCCGACTCCGGGACATCGGGACCACGCTGACGACGCGCTTCACCGCGCCGATCGTCGGCGGGTTCGCCCTCGCGGTGATGGCCGCCTCAGATCTCAACGAGAGTATGAGTGCGGTGGGCACCGTATACGGAGCTGCCGCTGACGGGATCATTACTGCTTCCGAAGACGCGGCAGGCAGCGTAATGATGAGTCAGCAGCAGTACCTCGCAGCGGCTACGCAATTTGGTGTGTTTGGTCAGGCTGCGGGAAAGACTGGCGACGATCTCGCAAAGTTCGGCAACGATAGCATTAGAGCCGCTGCCGACCTCGCATCTTTTTACAACGTGCCTGTCGATGAGGCTCTCGATGCAATCGGGGCAGGACTTAGAGGAGAAGCAGAGCCCCTATCTCGATTTGGCATCATCATGAACGAGGCAGCCCTGGAAGCCTATGCTTTGGAGGCAGGCATCTGGAATGGTGTCGGAGCTATGACCGATCAGCAAAAGGTCGCGGCTCGTCAAGGCTTCATCATGGCCAACCTCGGAGCGGCTAACGGCGACGCTGCTCGCACTGCCGATAGCTTTGCGAATCGCATGAAAATACTCAAAGCGACTTTGGTCAATTTTGCCGCTAGCATCGGCACAATTATTCTACCGTATGCTATCAAGCTCGCAGACATGCTGCAAAATCTCCTCGAACGGTTCCAGGGAATGAGCACGAGGATGAAGACAATCGTCGTCATCGTGCTCGCGGTCGTCGCGGCTATCGGTCCGCTGCTCCTCGCCCTGGGCGTGTTCGCGAGCGCGCTCTCCACGGTGATCGCCCTGCTCCCAAAGATCAAGATGTTCTTTAACGTTTTGCGCGCCGGGATGCTGTCGAGCCTCGGCCCTATCCTCCTCGTCGTCGCCGCGATCGCGGCGATCTACTTTATCTGGACACGGGATCTGTTCGGCATCAAGACGAAGATCACGAACTGGTTCAACGTGTTCAAGGCTCCGGGCGGCGGACTCGACCGGCTCAAGGCGAAGTTCGGAGAGTTCAAGGACACGCTCGGCGGGCTCTATCGCGCAGCCCTGCCGAAGATGAGGGCCGGCATCGATAGTCTCCGGCAGGCCCTTGTCGCGCTCTGGGACCGCGTCAAAGGGCCGCTAGGCTCGTTCGTGAAGCTCATCGGCGACGGTGTGGTGAAGGCCGTCCGGTGGGCGATGGACAACCTCTACCGCCTCCAGCCGCTTCTTGACGCGATCGGGGCGTACATCCACGCGGTCGTCGCCCTCGTTCGCGCGCTGTTTGCGGGCGACTGGTCGGCGGCGTGGGATGCGTTCAAGAACGTCGTCGAGACCGCGAGCATCGCGGCCCTCGAGGCGTTCCGGCTCGCCTGGGACGCGATCAAGGGGATCGCCTCCCGGATCGACTGGGGTGCGCTCGTCTCCGGAGCCGCGGGGCTCGGGTACAAGCTCCTCGGCTACATTGACGACCTGGGCGGCATCCTGTGGGGATGGGCGAAGGCGGGGGCGACGTTCCTCGCGATGAAGCTCGCAACGCTGTGGGATGACCACAAGAGCAAGATCGGCGAGGTCGCCGGGTTCCTTGTCAGCAAGATCGACGACGTCGGGCTCCTGCTCTGGGGATGGATTCAAGCCGGCGCGACGTGGATGGCCGGGAAGCTCGCCGGGCTGTGGGACGAACACGGGGACACGATCAAGCAACTCCCGGGGCGGTTCGTCGCCGGGATAGGGGCCGTCGGTTCGTTCCTCTGGGGATGGTTAGAAACAGGCGCGAAGTGGATGGCGGGGAAGCTCGCCGGGCTCTGGGACGCGCACAAGCAGACGATATCGCAACTCCCGGGACGCTTTATCGCGGGGATAGGCGCGGTCGGTGCGTTGCTTTGGGGATGGTTAGAGACGGGCGCGAAGTGGTTCGCGAAAAAAGTCTCCGGGCTTTGGGATGCGCACAAGGACACGATCTCACAACTCCCCGGGCGATTTGTCGCGGGGATAGGCGCGATCGGTGCGCTGCTCTGGTCGTGGGCGAAGACCGGCGCGAAGTGGTTCGCCGGCAAAGTCTCCGGGCTCTGGGACGCGCACAAAGACACGATCGGACAGATCCCCGGACGGCTCATTACGGCGATGGGCGCGCTCGGTGCGCTGCTGTGGGGATGGGCGAAGACGGGCGCATCGTACCTCGGGACCCAGGTGTCGAGGCTGTGGGACAACGTGAAGCCGCAGATCGCCGCGATCCCGGGCGCGCTGATCTCGGCGATGGGCGGGCTCGGCGGGAAGCTCTACGAATGGGTGAAGACGGGGGCGAGCGACGCCCTCGACTCCGTCACCGGCGCGGGATCGGACGCCCTGACGAGCATGCGGTCGATCGGCACGCAACTCGGTGGCGCGCTCAAGTCCGCCTTCAACGGTGCCCTATCGGGGATCGGCGACTACATCATCACGAAGATCAACGGCATCATCCGCACCGTGAACGGGTGGATCGAGAACGCGAACAGGCTCCCCGGCGTGGACATCCCCTACATCCCGACGATCGGCGGCGGGAGCACAATCCCCGGCGGCGGCGGTAGTGGCGGTGGACAGGGAGGCTTTGTCGCGCAGGCCCTCGGCATGGGTGGCGCGCAGGTGATCAACGCGACAATCAACATCAACGTGACCGGGGTCGATAGCCCGAAGACAGTCGCGCAGGAGGTCTACGCGACGTTCTCCCGCGAGCTCGGTCTGCGAGGTGCGATCTAATGGCCCTCACTACTGTCCGCTACGGCAGATACTCCGCCTCCGCCGAAGCCGCCTACGGCATCATCGGGACGTCTGCGATTCGCGCGTGCGTCTTCAACAGCGCGACGCAAAACGTCTGGGTCCACACGCTCGGCGGGTGGATTCGGAAGAGCGGCTCGACGAACTCGACCGTCCGCTTCGGCCTCTACGGGACGACGAGCAACAACCCCTCGACCCGCCTGGGCTACACGTCGTCGATCTCCGTGACCTCGACGAGCATGACGTCGCGGACGGCGTCGGTGTCGGTGACCGATTCGTCGCCGCTACAGACCGCGATCAAGCTCGCCTCCGGCAGCCTCTACTCAATCGCGATCCTGTCGACGACGGCGAACACCGACCACTCGATGGTCGTCGCCGCGTCGATCTCCGCCACTAACGAACAGTTCTACAACAAGTCCGGGACGTCGCTCCCCGCGCCGTTCGGGACCTACTCCGCCAGCACCGAAGGCCATATGACGGTGTGGGCGGAGGGATACCTCAACGTCAAGCCGGAGGTCGCGACCAGCCTGTCGCCGTCGGGGACGATCAACGACACCGCGCCGACGTTTGTCGCCAACTTTCAGGATCTCAACGGCGCATACGGGACGACGTCCGGGAACGGTGTCGACACCGGCGACCGGATGACGAAGTACGCGATCGAGGTCCGGACGCAAGGAAGCGCGACCGCCGATCGGTGGAGCTCGAACTACACGGCGACCGGGACCGAGCAGACGAACAACGCGATAGCTCGCGCCTACGGCGGCTCCACGCTCACGCGCGGAACGACCTACGAGTGGCGCATCCGGTTTTACGATGAGTTCAACGAGGCGGGGGACTTCACCGCGTGGACAGCGTTCACCCCGGCGAGCCTCGGCTACGTGACGACCGACGGCACCCCGACCGGGAAGACCGAAGACGACACGCCGGACTTTCAGGGCCGGTGGACTCACCAGTCCGGCACCTCGACGAACGCGGTGCAGATCAAGCTCTACGACAGCCTCGGCGTCCTCCTCAAGGACTCCGGCACGATCACGAAGACGGTGACGTCGTCGGCGTCGCCGGGGACGCTGTTCACGATCACCGCCGCCGAATCGACGTTCGGCGCGTCGACGTGGGGCGGCTCCTACGAGTACGAGATCCGGGGCCGCGACACGTCGAACGTGTGGTCGAACTACTCGACGCCGCGCCGGTCGTTCAACGTCAACGCCGCGCCGTCGGTCCCGTCCTCCCTGTCGCCGAGCACCTCGACCGTCTACACGTCCTACCCGCTGCTCACGTGTCAGGCGACCGACACCGACGACACGGTCGCGACCGGGCTCGAGGTGTCGGCACGGATCAAGAGCTCCGGCGGCACCGTCCTCTTCACGCGGGCGATGACCTACTCGACGGGGAACGCGCGGTGGGAGTACCAGACCACCGGCACCGACCTCGCGTCCTACGCGACTTACAAGTGGGACGCCTCCGCGTTCGACGGGACGACCTACTCCGGCGGCGTGACGTCGTCGGGGTCGCGCACCTGGTCGAGCGAGGGCACGTTCGTCTACGCACTCGGTCCGACGGTGACGATGTCTTCGCCGACCGACGGCTCGACGGTGACGACGTCCGCGCTCACGGTGACGTGGACGACGACGAACCAGGCGCAATACCGCGTGCGGCTCTACGCCGACGGCGGCACGACCGCGCTCTACGACTCGGGCTGGACGGTCTCCGGCACCTCGTCGCACAACATCCCGTCGGGGTACATCGAGAACGGCACCGCCTACGATCTCGTGGTCGAGGTCGAGGATACGACGCCGCTCACCGGCTCCTCCGGCATCGTGGACATCACCGCCGCGTTCACCCCTCCGGCGACGCTGACCAACGTCACCGCGTCGGCGATTAAGACCGTCGGCACCAACCCGTGGGCGACCGCGGTGTCGCTCTCGTGGGATCAATCGAGCGACGCGAACTTCGTGGAGTACATCGTCCGCCGCTCCGCAGAGAGCGGGCCGGACACTGCCGAGGTCATCGTCGCCCGGATCAGCGCGCAGACGACCACGACCTACACCGACTACACCCCGGCGAGCGGCGTCGAGTACACGTACGCCGTGTCGCAGGTCTCGAGCACGAGCGGCGAGGAGCTCGAGTCGGTCCGGGAGTCGGCGAGCATCGAGCTCGCCTTCGGCGGGATCATGCTCACCGCCGTCGGCGCGGCGGCATCGACGACCCAGGCCGCGCTCCGCTACACCGCCGAACGCGACGAGCAGCGCGTGATCGACGAGACGGTCTACCAGCCGCTCGACGGTTCGAACCCGCAGACGATTCGCTCCGCGACGCGGTACCGGACGATCGCCTTCGAGGCGATGCTGCATCCGGACGACTACAGCACGGCGACGCAAAAGAAGGACGAGCTCGAGACCCTCGACGTCGCGAACGTCACGGTCTGCTACCGCGACAACCACGGGCGGAAGCTGTTCGGGAGGATTGCAGACCTCTCGTTCACCGATCAGATCCCGACGTGGTGGCGCGCGTCGGTGGCGATCCGCGAAGAAGCCTATAGCGAGGCGGTGGTCTAGTGGCGCGGACGATCTCGACCACGCTGTGGAGGACCGACATCGACGGGAACCGGCTCGAGGATTTGAGCCGGTACCTCACCGAGGGCTCCGTCGAGCTAAACACCGACCGCGTGTCGGGGAAGATGGCCGGGTACTTCTCGATCACCGAGCCCGATCGCATCCGCGCCTACACCGACTTCCTCGCGCCGACGCTGACGATCGAGTACGACGACGGGTCGCCGACGATCACGAAGTCGCTCGGCTTCTACTCCACGCGCACGGCTCCGGCGACCCGCACCCTCGAGCGACACGAGGCGACGTTCGAGGTCGAAGACCTCACGCGGCTCCTGTCGCTGTCGGCGTACACGGCGGTCGACAATGTCCCCGCGTCCACCAACATCGTCACCGAGGTCGAGGCGACGATCGGCGAGGCGTCGATCACCCGCTACTCGCTGCCGACGACGAGCAAGACCACGCCGAAGGCTGTCACGTTCCCGATCGGCACGACGCGGCTCGAGAAGGCGAACGACCTGCTCGGCTCTATCGGCTGGTACGCGCTGTTCCCCCGTCTCGACGGGAAGCTCACCAGCAAGCCCTACATCGACCTCGCGAACGCGCAGCCGGTGATGACGATCGG